GAACCTGAAGCGATTGTCACAGGTGCTTTAACAACAAAGTTACGCAACTTGTTTGAACCGTAAGGTTGACGATTTTGTGGGTTGGTTGCATACACACCAGCGATCTGAATCACGTCACCAGCATTCAACACAAAGTTACCTGTGTTAGCTCCAGTCAATGTGATTGTTGAACTAGATGCCCAACCTGATGTCAAGAAACCTGTACCTGTTGTTGTGTTAACAGAAGCAGTAACAGTAGTTGTACTGTTTGTGCCGAATGTTTGGCTCACAACGTTTTGGTCGAGTTTCCAGTTCACACCGGCAGAGTCACGGCCCATCAAACCTTTACGGTATTGCTCGCCAATAGCTTCTTGGGGCACAAACAAACCTTTGAGTGAATCAACGATTGTTGCGCTTGTGAAAGGCTCAACGATACAAGCTCTACGTCCGTCTCTTGGTGCGCCTTCAGAATCAAGATAAGCACCTGCGGTCAAGTAGGTGATCAATCCTGTTGGAGGTGTACCAGCAGTACCAACGATGTTAGCGGTTTGTGAAACTGCCATAGTTAAACCATCACGGTCAATCTTATTGGCAATAGCAGCAACGGCTGGCTTCAACACACGATCAGAGAACATATCAAGAGATAATGCCAAGTCTTGAGTTGTGAACTGTGTCGACACTTGGAATTGTGTAGACAAAGTAACAGGACTTGATGTCTCGTTAAAGTCTTCAATTACAAGTGCCGGACCCACGGCCCCTACGAACCTACCTGGTCTGCGAACATTCACGGTATTGCCGATCTTTGCGCCAACTACGGCAAATTGATCGTCATAATCTCTATTGACCTCTGATGTGAAGGTCAACTCATTTTCCAACACCATGAGGGCTTCATTGGTGATTTTTGATATCGTCAGAAGTTGGTTACTCATGACTACTCCTTTATAAAATTAAATTTCGATGGACAAAAAAGGGTTACCTTACCTTGCCACTNTTTCTTGCTTCTTTCCACTCAGNATAGCTTCCNTACCATTTTCCATTACTGTCCAATTTTGTTTCAGCTACACCAGTAGTCGCTCGAATCGGTGTCACAGGCGCAGGTGCTTTACTTCTTGCCACAGGTTTATCTTCCGCTTTCGCTTCAAATCTAGCCTCAAGTTTTCCAATTTCTTTAAGAGCAGATCGTATAGGCATTGATGCAACTTTGCGAGCATAGTCAGCATCTTCAGCTAGGTGATATAGAATCTTTGGTCCTACATCACTCTCCAGAATTGCATCTCTAACTGCATCGTTAACTACAACATCAGATGATGCAACGATGGCATCAAAATCAGGTAGTTCAGCTTTCGCTTGCTCAACCTTTGTAGCCCAAGATTGAATCACACGTTGCATTTCTGCTTGTGCTCTCTCTTGCGCTTCCTGTTGCTTCATCTCCGCAATACGCTTATCAGCGGTGTGTTCAGCTAAAGCCTTTGCATATTCAAATGCGTCTTGAAATTGGCTAGGTTGTGGCTCTTGCTCATCCACCGCAACTCTTTGTTGTGGTTGACGCTCAAGGCTTTGTAACCTTTGCTCTAATTCAAAACGCTTCTGACGCTCTTGCTCCGCTTCCCTACGTGCTTCTTCACGTTGCTTGGTGATTTCGCTAAATCTTTTTTCAAGTTTTGGATTTTGCTTTTTAGGCTCGTCCTGTGGTTTGGCTTCCTCTTCCGCTTGCGGTTCACTCCCTTCAACTTCTTCTCTTACTGGCTCTACTTCTTCAGTAGCCTCAGTCTTAGTTTCTGTTGGGGCTAAACCCAATTTTTGTGCATAGAACTCAGCCGCATTCTCACTTGTTAGCACATTGCTAACGGTATTTTCAGACATACGTATCCCTACGATTTAAGCCCTGTGAACCCACAGGTAGGTTTTGGGCAATATAACCCGAATTAGTTAATTCTGTCAAATAGCTCTTTCAACGGCTTCTGCTTTGGCTTCACGCTCTGTCAATCTGTCTAATTGCGCCAAATAAACCGCTAAATTAGCTTTTAGTTGCTCGATTTCCAATTGTGTTTGTGTCTTGGTCACTGTGTCTTGTGCTGCCGTCTGTGTCCTTAACAACATATCACGATGACGTTCTTCATCACGCATTTGGATTTCTTGCGTTCTAGTCTGTTCTTTGATCATTGTGCGCTTAGTCTCAGCATCTTGCTTAACTTGCTCGATGTCTTGACGTTGTTTGATCGCAATTTGCATTTGTTGCATTTGTTGTTGCATTTGCTGATTCTGCGTTTGCAATTGTTTGATCATCATTTGGGCTTGTGGCGGTATGTCAGACTTCTTGTCAATTTGCGCCAATGGGTTAAGCGTAGCCAAACGGTCTGCAATGATGTCAGCACCAGGGAAATCTTGATTCCTAAACCACAAATCACCAATCTGTTGGATCAATTGAGGTTGTGCAGCCAAAATAGGTGTCATGGCTTCAACCGATGCTTCACGCTTGGAGTTGTAGCCTGGGCCTGTATCCATCACTACATCATACAAACCTGTTGCCACGTTGTTTTTGATGACATTTTTAACAGAATCACGCTCATTTAACGTGACCAAATCAGGCTTGCCATCGTCACCAATGATGCGTAAAACCCTTTGTGTATCGTAAATTGAGGGAATTAACTCCAAAATACACGATGCAAGGTGCGACAAAGATTTGGTGAAGTTGTCGTAAAAGTCAAAATTAGACAAGTCAACCTGTTGTTGCTGACCGTTAAGCGCTTTTCCTGAAATATTGCCTTGCTTGAGTTCAGCAGGGTCAAATATGCCCATCAACGTCTTAATATCGTCAGAAATGACGGCAGCAGCAGCCATCACACCGGCAGGAGGTGGTTCAGGTTGCAAGCGTTGTGGCGCAGGAGCTGGTCTACCCTCAATGTCCGTTTGCTTGTATCTAAGCAAAGGATAAGACTTAGTGTTGGCTTGTGCCCATTCGTTCTCATAGCCCTCGTCTTGGCCTTCAGCCATAATCCATTTGGCTTTAGGAGCAAGCGCAACGCTCTCGGTAATCGAGGTTTGCCAAAAGTTGTACATTCTTTGGGCATCTTTAGCTTGACGAACCATGCCAAACTTCTTGCGCTTATCACCAATAACAGTATGCCGTCCGTAAACAGGAATAATGGGCAAATGCTTACCTGCCCATTCGCCTTCTTCAAGGATTTCAATAGCCGTTAACTTGCACCATTTGATCTTTTTGCGTACCGACATACGCTCGTCAATCTTGTAAATACCTGCATCTGTGTACAAGTCTTTACGCTTTTTGTATTCGTCCTCAAAAATGCCTGTTCCATCGCTTAATTGAATTAAGTTGGCTCTTTCATGAACGGTATACCAATATTCAGCAAGCCTAATGTCCTCTTTGGTAATCCACTCGGATTGTGAGTCACCAGTACCACGCTGAGTAAATGAGTCAACTTCAGCATTGGGATAGATTTTCTCAAAGTCATCCTTGGACATCATCGTTGTGACTAGGCAACGCTCTGCGTCTGAACCGTCAACCGCAACTGAATTTATGTCGTAATAGACTGTAAAAGGATTGTCTACTGGCTCAATGTAGATTTCTTGGTCAAATGAATCCTCTGACACATAATCTGTACGCAAACGGATATATCCCCAACCCATACGCACCGCATAATCAACCGCTTGGTCGTATGCGTCATCAGCATTGGAATTGGCTTCAATGTGCCTAATAATGCCCTGAATGACTTCTGCCGTCTTTTCGTCAGAATCCGAGTTCATGCCATGAACTTTGGGTCTTGGCCTTTGTTGTTTGATTTGGTTGACCACCTGACGGCAATAGCCATCGAGCTTATTGATGGTTAGAACAGGTCTAGATTCAAGATTACGGCTATTTTGTAGCTCAATAGGCCATTGATCCCCACCNACAAATTTAAGGTCTTCNAGGGCTTCCTGACGATTCATGGTGTCTGCGTCATTAGCCATACGCANAAACTTCTTGGCTTCGTCAATTCTAGGATCGTAGTCGCTAAGTTGTGAATCTTCCATTTAACTCATCCATGAATGTTGGCTACCGTACTGGTAATTGTTGGAGGACTTTCTACGTTGCTTTGGCTCATTCACCATCAATCCAATGTATCTGAACGCATCAGCCCCATGAGAATAGTTGTCATGAAGCGGTGTTTTGCTAAATTGGTTTGTGTTTGGATCAACCTCATAACGATAATGTCTTAAACATTGTAACCCTTCCATACAATTTTCTCTATCAAAATAACAGTTCTTGAAAATTGTCCTAGCAGCGTTAATTGAATCGACAATCGGCACACGCTCCAAAACCCTAGTTTTGTACCCTGATGACCTAACGATTTCCTCAATCGACCGCCCTTGAGATGCCAAAGTCTTATTATGGGCATCATGAGGCAACCATAGCGTATCGTAAACGTAGCCAAACCCTTGCATCTTAGACAGGATTGACGTGATCGTTTCTTGGCTAGTCTCAAAGTAGCGGATTAACCGTGTCTCCATACCAATAAACTGAAGCATCCAAACCGCAGTAGCATCGGACCATCCCAAGTCAAAGACGGCATGAACTGGCTTGGTAAAGTCGTAAGGCACTTTGGTAATGCGACCGTCAAACTCAGCTTCTTGGACCTCTCGGGCAAAGATAGCGCCATCGACAGTTAACCTACACATTCCTTCCCAAACCGTTCTGTAAGCCATCGGATCACGGTTTTTCAGGCTTTCCATTTCCAAGCGCAAAGTCTCAGGAAACCAAGGGTTGTCATAATAGTTAATCTTAACAACTACCGAGTTCTCAGGCGGATTGGCTACAAATCGTTGGTAAGTCTCGTCAGTCTCCAGTTCAGGATTAAACGTTACCCAAATCTCTGATTTCTCTTTACGGATAGTAGGAATTAAAACATTCCAAGAATTCTTACTAATATTTTGTGCTTCCT